ATCCTCTGACATGGCAAAATCCTGAGCAACTTTTTGTTGCTCAGGTACTTAAAAAAAATATTTTATAATAGTGTTGCGGAATTAAGGTAAAAATAAAATTCTCTTTACCCGAAAAATATTTACCAGGAACTTCGGTTGTATATAATAACCTACAGTAATTAGACTCTTTTTCCTTGGGAATTTTACTTATATTTCTACCCGTGGCGGCATTGGCTCTCTTCCAATTTAGATAAGTAAGGCCGTTTTCTGTTTTCTTGTAAAAATAGATTCCATAACAATTTGTATACAGATAATCCATGTCACCTATATCAAAGCCGTCAACAACACACCTTCCTTCTGAAGAAATAATATTGCCCGAATTATCAATCGTTTTATTTGATTTTATTTTATCGGAGGATATTTTATTCACAGATATGTTTTCAACATCCACATTCAGTGCTTGCCGAATCCAATTATCAATGCTTGTAAACGTTCCTCCCTGGAACTCCCATGTTTCTACTTTTCCATCTGAATTGATGAATGATACCTTCAGTCCGATATTTCTAAGTTCCTGCGGGACTTGGGCAATGGCGCCTTCTAGACTGTACTTGTTACTCCCGTCAATTCCCGAAGTAGGATGCTGGACGGAAACATTATACTCGGTGATATAGTTCATATAGTCAGTGCTGCCACCAGTGCCACCACCAGTGCCGATGTATTTCTTCAATGCCGCGGTACTCATTGAACCGTTGCTACTTCCTTGCTGAAAAGGTATCAGCTCGTTTCCTGTTAAGTTCTCCTTTTGAGGGAGTTGTCCTATTTGTAATCCTTCTGCCATATCTTTTTATTTTTTGTTATTTGCAAGTAATATCGGCTCTTCGTTAGCCAACAATAACGGAGTGCCATCCGATAATAATAAATACCTTCCATCAGGGGATGGGTTTGGTCCCGGTTTATTATCCTTGATATATGAATACCCTATAGTAAGTATACCGATAGTAGGAATGCCGATTGTCGGGATGCTGATGTTGGGGATAGTGATTGGGTTCATAGGCTATCCCTCTTTAATCATTTTGGCTTCCAATACTTCGGTAGCGCTCTTGATTGTGACGTTTATGCCATTCGCTATCCCTGCGATACGGAAAATCGTATTGGACGCACCGTTATATTGGGATGCGTTGGGATAAAGCGGAACGGGTTCCAAATCATCAATTCCTGCGAAAGCGGTCACATATCCGCCCTTGTTCTTTATCTGTATGGTAACGGGATTGCCGTCACTGACAAACGTTGCGTAATACGCTGTTTTGCCTTCTTCTTGTTGAAATGATAAAACTTCTGCTGCCATGATGTTTACTTTTTAGAGTTATTCAAATAGTTCACAATTCCCTGCACATGCAAGTCCACTATTGCCCGTTTCCCCTCTTCCGATAATAAGAAGCCAACATCTTCCTTATTGTCTTGGAATAGGTTCTCTGTAAGGACTGCCGGGCACTTCGTGTGCTTCAAGATGTAGAACCCGCTTTCCTTATCAGGGTCGCCATCCGTCATATCCTTGCGTATCTTCATACCCGGCAAAAGTCGTTCGGCTGCCACATATAAGCTATCAGCTAATTTATCGGCTTTCGTCTGACCTGTCGAAGTCCACGCTTCCCAACCACGTGCCTGCATCCATTCAGAGCCGCTTCCCGCTGCATTACAGTGGATAGATACGAGGATTGTGTCACTTGCCTTGTATTCGTTCGCCCTACGGCAACGCTCCGATAAGGGAACGTCTATTTCCTCTTTGACGATACGTTCTGCGTCAACACCTTGTTTGCGCAATTCGGCTTCCAAACGTATGGCAATCTCACGGGCATACGCATACTCTTTCAATCTTCCGTCCGGTGAACACTTGCCCGGAGTGTTACTTCCGTGTCCGTTGTCAATCAATACTTTCATTCTGCGCGTCCTCCTTGAAATATTTGTCATAAACTAAACGAGCCACCCATCCGGCAACAACACCGACACCGAATGATACAACAGTAGTCAGGTTCACCCAAAACGGTGTGTAGTGCATGTACAGCATAACTCCCACGATGATAGCGATAACAATCGCTGCGATAATCAGTTTCTTTTTCATTTTGTTACTCCTTATCTTTAGTTATTATTTCACTCATATCTTCTTTCTCGACATCGAGCACTTTCTTTCCGAACAATCCCAACGCTTTCAGCAAGTTAAAATTATATCCCTTTGGCTTCAAGATATTGCTTATGATAGAGCAGAACTCTATGAAGCAGACAAACAAGCATGAATACACATCAATATTCCATTTATTGCCGGAAGCAATATTTATCATCACCACCATACAAACAAAGGCAAAGTATGTCACCATTTTACCCATAGTACGGCGCACAGCACTTGAAAACCGAAATTCTTCACCCAATAGCAGGCATTTCCTTATCCCGAACATCAAATCGCATACAACGACTGAAAATGTTACTATCAGCCACGGTATCATGTGTTCCAATGACTGTGCAATAAAACTGCTTGCTATTACCGAGAAACCACCCGGTATGCTTTGGGTAATAATGTTATTCTTCATCTTATCGTTATTTGTCAATTATTCCTATCTTTGTGTCTCTTATCAAATAAGCGAACTACTGTCATTCCGTTTTGCTCGTGAGAGTAGGACGGGATTTTCATATCTTACCGTAATAGCGGAACCACGCACCCCATTTACGTTCTTTCAGATAGTTCGGATTATCCTGGTTGAGTTTGGCTTCCATTTCAAATGCGCTCGCACGGTAAGCGTTTTTATTGACCTCTCCGTCCCCAATCTTGTTGTCTGTGAACAAGTGATACACGAAGCTCACAAACCATTCTGCCAAATAAAGAATGTAGTAGAATAGCGGGATAAGGAGCAACCACCACGCACTGACATGGAATGCCAGCAATACGGACGGGATAGCCGCTATCTCCATACACTCGAAGAACTGTTTCTGATGTGTCCGTTCATGGCGGATAGTCGTTTCGGACAGTTCTTTCAGCTTCGTAAGGATAAAGCCGAAGAACATAATTGTTGTGTAGTCGCCAAATAGGATAAGTTTGGCAAACCAGTTTTCATAAAATACTTTTACTCTCATAATCAAATAAGTTAAATTCAATTCTTATAATTACTTTCTTATATAATTATAGCTGTATAATTTACCATCAATTTTAAATTCAGTAAGCATCGTTGGAGCGCTCGTTTCGTTGGCAATATAACGAGGAGCACACATACCTAATAGAACAGCATAATTACCGTAATTCGTGATAGAACCGTAAACATCAGGAATTACTTGCTCATTAAGAGGACAAACTTTAAAACCGCTATCTATTCCAGCTAATACAATTCTATATTCAAAACTTTCTATATATTTTGAAAAATATAGGGCTACTTGACGATTTTGCGGGTCTCCAAAATAAGGCAACTCTATGTATTGCTGAAGAGTAATGGGGGTTAAATTATTCTCACCAACACAAGGATAAGGATAGCCAGCATAAACTACTTTATTTTGAAGAGAAATTTTAGCAACAGGTATATCCTGTACAAAGACATCTTCTATTTTCTTACTGTCGTTAAATACTCCTGCCATCTTTAATTTATTATAACGTATATTGTATTGGCTTTTTTATCAGGAAGCGATTCATATTCAGAAGATGTCATTTGGGTGATAAAAGCCAGATTATCGGAAGTGAGTATATCTTCTATAGAGGCAGCGCAGTCTTCATCATTGGGCATTAGTTTAAATCCCATACGCTTGGAAACAGGACCGTTATTAGTATAATAACTAATATTGCATTGCAAGTTATATTCTTCAGTTTCAGGGTTGTGAAAAGAGTAAATGCTACTAAGTTCAATACAATTATCTTTGCTATTATAACTGTGAAAATAATACTTGGTGTGGTTCGCTATAATATCCTGGATTATTTCTTTCAGATTATCAACCGAACCAAAGATGGTATTTATAAGGTCTATTGCTTCCCTGTCTTTTTCGTTTTTATTGGTAACAAGATAAGTGCCCACAGAAACGTTAATAACCTTACCATAATTGATATTATCCGCATACTTCTTCGTTGCTATATTCGCCACTATTTCCGCAGGGGTTTCAGTTGTTGGTTCTATAACTTCTTCATTTCCAACTTCAAGCCTGCTTGTTATCAATTGAATATTAAATTTATGAGAAGTGTAAAACTGATATTTACCACCACCTCGTACATAAACATATTCAAAACTATTTCGAGTTAATTGACCTATACCTCTTACAGGGTCTATATTAGCAAATCTATAAGTAGATATAAAAATATTACGAACTATTTGAGCAGTTCCATATCCTTCAGCATTAACTTCCCAAATTTTGTGAGTAACAAAACCTTCATCATGTTCAGCCCATGACGGGGAACCAGTCATACCAAGTGTCGCATGAACTTCTATCCTGTAGAAATTCAGAGTATCTAATTTAATAATAACCGGATACCACGTATTTTCATCCAACCCGGAGGCGTCAATCTCTGTAAACTGCATCATGTAGCCAACACTACGAGCGCTTGAAATGCTGTCATCGACATATTTCTTATCAGAAACTTCCGCCCAATCCCCATTCTTACGACCGTATGCCTTGCCGTCAGTTGGCGCTTCTTCTATGCCGCCTATCTTCCCCTGGCTTACCCATTCACCGTTCACCCATGCGTAGTAATCATAAGGGGCTTCCGTACCTACAGCCATGAACCCGTCAACTGCCGAACCGTCGGGAACAGCGGATTTCAAGGCTTCAAGGGTGGCGTATTCGCCGGCTACCTTAAATGATTTCCCTGGTTCTCCTTGTATACCTGGCTCGCCTTGTTCTCCTTTCAAAAATTCTAAAGGATAATTGACCACAGAAGCTTCACTGTTGCTTCCTGAAGGTTTAAATGCAGGCAATGGCGTTACATCATCCGCTTTGTCCGCATTCGGTACTTCATTAACCCCTATGGAGTTAGCCATAATACGGGCAACTATTTCTTGATAATCCTGTTCTGTCCAAGCCATAATTATTCCTGTTTATCGGTTACTTCTTCCGGTTGATTGTTGATAGCACGATTGAGCGCGTCAATGAAGAAAGGTTTGCAAAAAGCATTTGCATGCTCTTGTATCAAGGATACTTCTTCATCGGTATACTCTGTCTCTTCATTGGAGTTGTATATCTTCAAAGCGAGTGCATGTGATGCGATACCGTTACCGTTCCGGTATAATACATTCGCAAAATTCTCTCTACAATCTATATTTTCACAATGCTTACGGGTAATGTCCGTAGCAATCAGTAATTGTTTAAAATTTATCTTTTTCATAACTTTTGCGTTTATTAATTTGCTGGATACGATTTGGTCCTAATATTGTCTTTATAGAAGAAAAGGCCCGCTCTAGGTTCTAAATTGCAGAAATAATTATGTCCTCTCATATTTACCGATATTGACATGTTTCCACCCGATAAACTTACGTCAGAAATTTCTTCGTCTCCATGATATGTATGTAACCTAATTTTGGGATAGTAATTATTCGAACCTCCCCATTCTTCAACCATAAAATTAATACTTCCCACTTCCTTACCGTTTTGATTATACATCCGAATAGAATTAGTATTTGGGTCTATTTCTATTTTTGTGCCTGACGAAGCAGTTGACATTTTGCCAACAATGCTAACATTCCCATTTTCGTCTATCACCAAAGAGTTGTTAGGAGTTCTTACATTTTTAAACACCCCGCTGTTTGCATTTATCTCTCCTTCAAAATATCCACCAATAGCCTTTATTGTCCCGTCTGCCTGAATAGACACATTCCCGTTGGCGGATATATTTCCGGTAAAGTATATATTTTTGGAAACCACGGAAATGTTATCAAGTGCCACATTGATTTCTGAACCTAATCCGTCTTTTTTGACATATAATTTAAGTTCATCGGTAACTCCATTGATGTCCAGCCCCAACTGCGTTACATCTTCCTCTATTTTTGTAACAGACAATTTGAGGTTTTCCGCTGTCTGCTCAATCTGTGAGAACCTTTGATTGTTACTTTCTGAGAGTTCCTTTACTTCCAACCTGATACTTTCCGCTGTCTGCTCTATTTCGGAACTCAATTTTGTATATAAATCTTCGAATGCGTTTTCGGTAAGAGCCAGCGAATGTATGTATATATCCCCCGTAAACTTCAACTCAAAATCGCCCGTTCCGTCCCATGTGCCGGAATACTCTTTCATTGCGTATTCCTCACTCGGTTCAAGACGTTCGGTGAAATGCAGGTTCTGACCGGGAAATCCTATTGTCAGCGTTCCGGCTGTAGCTACCCTGTACCGGAAAGAGATAAAGAACTTCTTCGGTTCTTCCCCTTCCTCATAGGTAGGCTTATTGGCTAAATCAGCATTTGACTGTTTAATTCCGGAAGAAAGGATACGAAGCACGTTTCTATCCCCGTCTCTGATAATGGCAGCCATAGCATCCTTGCGGGAATAGAACTTGTCGTTAACCAATAAGAACTTTCCGTTCACAGTAAAGAAACGAACATCGTTCTTTGTCTCCCAACCGTTCGTATTGCTTGCAAATGATGCGTTATACAGATAATTATCCTTTGCCTGCACCTCGTCAAGCACTTTGGAGATTTCAGAGTAAATCAAATCTTCCAATATCTTGAACTGGGTAAGGATATTCACACCCGTTTTCAGGATAAAGTCACCAGTAACTTTATTCCCATTAGGACTGAAAGCTGTCACTTCTTTACCAGTCAAAGAATAAGAATCAATCCCTGCATACTGACGGAAGCTCGGAGTATCATTCCCGTATGCTGCCAATACGATGGCGTTCTGTCTGGTCTTATCCGTCCGGTTGCCTAACTGTACAATGTCATCGCCTGCTTGTGGTGCGGCAGACCCCGTGTCACAGTCGCTCTTCGAAAGGTCTATGTAATTGTCACCTACGCTTGTCACCAACCGCCAATAGTAGGTATTAGAGACATTCTCATGTACGCCTGGCTTGATGTTGAATGTCTGGCTGCGGGCTTGGTCTCCTATTACAAATTCCTGAACAATGGTCTTTTCCCCGTCTGTGTTCTCGAAGTAACAGCGGTAAAAGGTATCGTATTCCTCTACCTTAGAACATGACATGGATGCGGGAGAAAGTATTATCTGACCGCCAACCTGGCGTAATCGCTGTATCAGCAACTCAATAAACGTGGCACTTTTGCGTGCCAACATATGGTCTACTTCCAAATAGCTGTCTCCCGTCTTGCTGTCTACTTTAATAACAAAGCCTTCACCGAGAGCACCGGAAGAAAAGTTCATGGACTGGATGTAGTCTGAAAACAATCCACCTAAGAACTTTATTAAAAATCCAGCTTCGTCCGGTCTGTCTTTTCTTATAAAGAACTTGGATAAAGCCTCTATATCAAGAGCCTTAAAGTAGACAATTCGGTCGGCGGAAGTCCTGATGAACAGTGCTGGGTCGGCATCTGCGACGCATATATATATTTCCCCGAGATTCAGACCTTGTAAATGCTCTTCATCACTTGGAGATAAAGCAGGGGGAGCTGCCTGATTGTTTTCATTAAGAGCATCACCAAACCATAATATTTTACTAAGCCTTTTTTTCATACCTCAACCTTATCAACATTAGTAAATGCAGCTTTTTCTGCGCTGAATTGCAACATCTCTCCATCTTTGGCGTGGTCTATCAGGAATGCAGGGAAAGAGGCGGAAGAACCAGCTTCAGGAGAGCCGCCAATACCTGCAATATCGTTATTCTGCAATTCAAGAGCCATATTTATATGGAACAGCTGGCTATCTTCAATAACTTGCGTCATTTCCGGAACAGAACTTTCCGAACGGACATATCTTGTCCCGTCAATTTCCACCATAGAAAGGCATAAAATACGGTTTATGTGTTTTGCAAACCAATAAGGGACGCCGCTTGAATTTCCTATCGTAAGATTATACACATCATAAGGTACTGCGTATAATTCTTCTATCTCTTGCATTTGGTTGCGATATTGCTCATTATCTATTCGAGGGGAATATCCTCCAGGTTTAAATCCTGCTTCCACACGAAAATTAAATACTTGCTGAATATCATCTACCCAAAATATGTTATCAAAAGCGGAGTTATTGCTTTTATGGGAATAACGGATAAGTACAGTTTCCTCTAACAAGTCGTCAGAGGAGCATACAATAAAAGGTTCTGATGTATATTCGTTGATTGTAACCGTATATACGGCATCCTCCAAGTCTCGAAGAATGGCGTAATACATCACTACATTGTCATTATGATTATATGTGGAAAGTGATATTGGTGTAGAATTTCCTGCGGCAAGATTGTTCAGGCTCGCTGAAACTTCCTCAGAAGCATTAGTGAATACCTGTATATGGATTTTATCAGAAGCGTGGAACTTCTGAATATAGTCCATATCAAGCCCAAACTTATCTTTTACAGGTGAGAAAAAAAGAGGGCAAACATCACCAACTTTTACCATGTCCTTTCGTCCTTTTATAGTGACGTGCAACTTCACACATCATGCGCAAATATACATACTATTTAGACCAATTCCAAATAATACCTTATAAAATAACGAGTGCCTGATAGACTTATATGGAATCTCCTCATCTATTAATCCACACTCTTGACTATCAAATAATATTTTACCGCTTCCGGTCGTCCATAATTATAGCTTGCACTTTTTACGTAGCCTTTATAAATATGTCCGTTCTTTTCCACCCGAATGTAACCCGTCAAGTCTGACGGTATTTCCAAATCTCCGGTCTTGACGGAAAGTTCTCCTACTGTGAACAGTTTGTTTCCCAATACAATACTCGACCTTTCGCTAACTCCATTGATTGTCACATCACTGTTACCGTCAGATGATGTAAACTCCAACGTGTTGGCAAAAGCACCTATATACCTTGCGTTTGCTTCAATCATAAACCTTTGGGAATACATGGCATTGAACATGGTAGAAGGAGATATGACACCGGATATTGTATATCCATCCCTTACAAGCTTGTATTTTTCTCCGTCAAGTGATGCTCCAACAAAGAATATATCATTATCACTGTCGCTGTCAGTCGTATCTTCACCTCTTTTTTCCGCAAGAAATTCCATACCATAAGCATCGGCTCTATATGGGCTAACTAATTCCAATACGTTATCTGTCAATGTAATGCCGGTGGTGTATTCATTGATAAAGCGGAATTCATCGCGACCGTTTACACTGTCGTAATCCTGTTTGTCATACCCGACTTTTACCCCCGAATAAACCAGTCCGGCATTCACATTGTATTCCAAATCGGAAGTGCTGTCCTGCAAGTCCTTTATTTCTGTATCTTGGAATAAAGTATCACGATGAACAAATGTCACCTTCTCGTCACCGATTACAGGGACAAACCCAAATTCCGTGCTCATCCAATTGGCGAATTTGGTATAAGATGTATATATTTTGGCATTGGGAAGTCCTCGTATGCTTTCTGCCGGAACTATCATCGCCATGTCTAAACGCTCATCTACTCCGGTGGCGATTTCACCCGTTACATTGTTCTTATCAGTTATAGACCTCAGTAAACGGTTAAGCAATACTTTAGGACTGATACAATCTATTTTTACAGATTTTCCACGCTCGGAAAAACTTATATTTAACGGTGTGTCAAGACTGTTGAATTTAAAATTAACGGGAAAATTTTGATATATAGGGTCAGATTTTGCAAGTGCTATATTGAAATTAATCATCTCACCCGGAGATATTGTCAAATTCTCATCAATATCGACAGTGTATGTATTAAATGTTTGAATTGTAGCAGATTGATAATATATTTTAAGTTCTTTACTATTTTCATTATAAGAGGAAAGCCGTATATATATCGGGAAGGATACGCCTGGTCTCTGATACGTAATGAATACACTGAATTTTACTTTTATCCGTATGGTCAAATCCCTGTCAGATATATTTTTGAACAGATATTCTCCGAATAGACTTTCCGTACTTTCAAATCGGTTTTCAGCTGTATCAAAAACCTCTACAATGTCCTTTGTCGCAATTTCCGGTTGTCCTAACATATAAAAAGGAATAGTATAATAAGCATTAGGATAAGCAGTCATTACATGGGAAACATTAGGCTCTTCCGCGTCACTTGGTATAGACCATTTTATATCACTGTTCATCAACAATCTGTCATAATCCAAAGGCTGGGACTCCTTTATTTCTTTTACCGGGTATTCATACTGCGTGCCTTTCTTTGCCTTAATCAAGCTTGCGATACTGTTGTCGACGGCATTTATTTCGCACGTCGTATCATTGTAGGAAAATGTGGAGTAGTCCAAAGCGCATCTGAACTTTTCATTTAACAGCCATGAGTTATTCCGGGTATAAAACACGAGTGTTGCGGATGAGTTCAGGTAATTCGACAAATATTCTTTCAGCAATAGCGAATAAGCACCGTTGGCAAACTCAAATTTTGTGGAAAAACTACGAACAACTCCGTCATAATCCCCTCTCTTGAAAGACATCTCTACATCGTCCCAATTAACAAGCTCATTTGTGGCGTCATATGTCATTCCGCCTATCAACAGTTCACATCTGTAATACATATCTATTTCTTTTTTGAAGTTGAACGTATCATAGCATCTATGTCATCACACATACGTTTGACCATATAGGCATATTCTTTGGCGGAGAACGTGTTTTCATCAATGTGCATTTTTACATGAGACATTAAAGAAACGCGTTCTTTGGTAAAATATTCCCTATCCATTTTTATTTTCCCTATATCAGGAGATGTTTCCTGCAATTTTGCAAGGCGGTAGTTGTCAGAAGCGGAAACGCTGCTTATCCGGTTCTTTATCTTATCATGTTCGTCCTCTCTGAATTTATAACCCAAAGCAGACATGACTTCTACAGCATCACTCCAGTTTCCAGAAGAAATGAGTTCCTGACATATGGCAAGGCAATTTAATCGGATTTGAATTTTCAGCACTTCATTTTTCCGGTTTATTTGGGCAGAAACAGACTTTCCCCCTATTATTGATAAGTATTCATTGCATAGCTTCTCGGCCGCCAAAGCCTTTTCTCTGATACTATATCTTCCGCCTTGAACAACCTTATCAATATCCCCCAGGAATATGTTTATAAAGCGGGAAAGGCATATTTTGTTTAAGTCATTATATATCATATCTTATACTCTGCTTGAAATCCAATTGTAATCCGCAATATGGTTGGCTTTCTTCATAATCCGACCAATGTTCTGCAATTGTTTGGTATTGCTTTCCATCTTTCTTTCAAGTCGGCTGTAATCGTTGTTTACATTAACAACAATCCCCTCTTCTCTCATATTCTTTAGCTTTTGTTCCAATAAACCATAATCCGATGTAAGTCCTCTACGGTCATAGATATATGACAAATCAGGGATTACCTGCGCATGCGCCGGAAGGTCTACCAATGTCGGCTTATCAGGAGTGATAAAAAGCCCGTTATTAGTTACGATACCCTCTTTCTTGCCGCCATCACCTACTATTGCCAAACCGCCGGGATGGTCTTTTGTTCCTTTGGCGTATTTGGGAATGGGTTGGGCTGCTATTAGGGCTACTTGTGCGGCTCCCATAGCACCGACTAATGCAGCAAGAACAAGGTTGGGCAACGCTTCTGTTATAGCTAAAGCGGTAAATATTCCTGCCTGAATAATGGAGTTTGCCTTATTCCATTTAGCCTGCTTCTCTTGTAATGCAGCTTTTTTCTTTTCAAGCTCTGCATTTTTGGCGGCTGTCTTATCTTCGGCTGCACGTTTGCGAGCTTCTGCCTCTTCGGTAGAAATTGCACCATTTTCTTCAAGGGCTTCTATACGTTCTATTTCTTTATCGTATGCTTCATCGTTGGCTTCTTGTTCTTTTTCAACGTTTTCTATCCGGGCATCATATATATCGGTCATTAACGAAGTGATACCAAATACGATTTTTTCTACGCTTTTTAAGAGGTATCCAAAACTTTTTATCACATCTTCTGCCGTTCCTTTAAAAGTCAATTTTCCTTTCTCTGCTACACCCACCATTATATCAGATAATCCCTCAAATATTCCTGCCGTTTCACCAAGAGTATCTCTTGCCGCATCATTCATTTCTGATAGACCACTCTTAAATTTGTATATCCATTCTTTTTGTTTTTTATTGGCATCGTCATAATTCAGTTCATCTATTTGCGCTTGAATTTTATTAATCCTTTCTTGTAATTCCTTAGCCTTTTCACTGTTAATATCAACAAGGGCCATTTCTGCTTTTGCTTCCGCAAGAAGAGTCTGGAGACGCGCCTTAGCATACTTAACCCCAATATCATATAATTTCTTTTCGTAATCCTCTTTGCTTATTTCGCCATTTGCATATTGTTTTTTTATGATATTAGCTTCTTTCAAAGCGGATGTTTCCTGCTCGTTTACTACCTTATCAGTATTTGCCTCAATCAACCTAATTCTTTCTTGGAGGTTTCGCATTATGAGAGAATTTTCCCGTTGCATGTACTTCATGCGTATCGCCACAACATCCTCTCCATTCTTTTCAGCGTCCTTTATTTCCGCATCACGCATCATATTATTGAGTTGTATTTGGAGATTAAGCCTTTTGTCTAATTCTTCATTCGAGTTTTCCCCAATGGAAGCCAATCTGTTTTCAAGATTTGTTTTTTCTATTTCAAGCAGTTCTTTATCGTATTTATCGTTTATTTCCGCAATGGCTTTTCCTTTCAGCGTTTCAAGATTTTTCCGAAGCTCTATTTCTTCGTCTGTCCTACCCTTTATCTCTTTAATCCTATCATTGTATTCCTTACTGATTTCAGCTATTTCTCTTTCTCTACCGTCAGCTATCAATTCTATTTTAGATTTGGATAAATCCTCTGTTATCTTCTTGATATATTCAGCGTATTCTTCCGCTTTCTTTTTTTCATCGTCATAAGCTTTATTATTTTTACCCGGGTCATTAACCAATGCTTTTACATCTACTAATTTTTCCAAATCATTCATTTGGTTCTTATACTGAATACTTTGCTCTTTTAAAGCTTTCAAAGTTGCTTCTTCCGCTTCAAGCTTCTTTTTTGCATCTATACCTGCTTCTGTTCTCGATAATCCCGTATCTACAAACTTTTGATATTCTGCACGTGCTTTTTCGACAGTATAAACTTGATTAAGCCGTTTAAACTCGGTTTCCTCGTAATTTGTTGCGGCTTTTGTCACTTCATTCATTACCCGTTTAGCTTTGGCAGTAGCGATAATCTGTGCTGTTAATAATCTATATGCGTCTTTTGCATTCCCCGTCATTATTTGTTCTTTTGTATAATTATCAAATAATTTAGGGAAAGTACTTTTTAATTCATTTGCAGCTACGATACGCTCTTCCATAGCTTTTTTATTATCGGTGGCAGCCTTATATAATAGTTCTAATTTGATACGTTCTTCTATTGTATCACGAATAGCTCCTTTTTGAGCTGTCCTTAATTTGTCTTGAACGGAAATTATTTCATCCAATGCCTTCTTTCCTCTAAACAAACTCGCAACCCAATCTATAATCTCCGAACTATACGCAGACAATAATGTTATACCTATTACAAGTGCTGATTGCCAAGAAAATAAACTGCCAAGAAGTTGTTTCCATACCGGAACCGCAGTTTGTCCTTCGGATTTCATCCGCTTAAACTCTTCACTTGCTCTTTTTAATTCATCCACAAACATTGGCAAGTTGTTGGATATGGCAAGGAAGAATTGATTGAAACTCATTGTTAAAGACGGTAACTCTCGCAATAACTGCTGCGTCTGAACATTAAGCCCATTCCAAGAGGACGCATAATTACCTACATTCCTTTGATAATTCCCAAATTGAGAGTCAATTTCTTTCAACTTATTATTCAAAGCATTGGCTTGCGCTATCAAATTCTTCCCGACACTACTTTCCCGGTCAGCTTCACTCAACGCCTTATACCTTTTCTGCAACTCAAGCATGGCGGCATTCATTTCATAATAGCTGCCGGAAGCTGAAATAATTGCCGTGGAATGATTTTTTATCAAAGCTGAATATTGTTGATTTTGCGCCATCAGTTCCGTATGCCTTTGTTTTAATAGCGAAGACTGCCTTATATATTCAGACAAAGTAATTTCTCCGTCTTTATAAGATTTTCCAAGAGATTTAATATCCGCATCAATCTTTTTCATAGCCTCTTTATTGGCTATGGTATCAGCCGTTAACTTAGTAACTTCGCCATCATATGCCTGTACGGTGTCGATTATGGTGGCATAGTTCATATTTGCCGCCTGCAATTGAGTGGATGCCTGGCTTATTATATTACTTGCTGTTTGGGTGCTTTTAGCCGCATTATCCTGTGCCGAAGACACCTGGTTGGATACGGAAGATAATCCGGCAAGCATATCACTTGCATTCTTGATATTTTTAGCGAACTGTTCAAACAGAAGGTTTAACTTTTGCAAAGATGACATTGAATTTAGTTGCTGGGATACTTGACGTAGCACGGTAAGTTGTTTCGCCTGAATAGATGCCATATTTTCTTGCGTCTTATTCAATTTCTCCAACAGCGAGGTATAATTACGTGCTTTTTGGGAAAGTTCATCAAATGTTTTGGGATTAGTTTTTACTCCTTGCGCCAACTCCTTAGCAAGCTCCACATAAGACCCTTTTGTACTATCAAATTCAAGACGGAGTTCCTTTAATTGTTGTACGGCTTTTTTGTCGACTAAATCGGTAATTATAAATTCGTTTGCCATAAGTCCTAATATTGAGTGCCATGCAACATCACATGGTGATACAAAGATATTGAATTATTTAGAATTTTCTAAATAAGAAAGGCAAAAATGAAAATCAGAAAAGGGAAGAGAAAAAGAAAAAGCCAGACATTACATCTGGCTTTATTATTTGGTAATAACCTAAGTAAGGCGATAAAACGGAATTATATATAGATATTTTTATTTACCAATCGTCATTTTCATTTCCCACCAGTCCGTTTTTAACCACTTCCTCAATCTTATCCATAATAACGTTTGAGTAGGCATGAGCCATAACCAATGCCTTGGAGGATGTTTTTTTTGCTTTATGCTTATCTTTTTCTGCGAATGGATAACACGTATCAATAGGCCATTTTTCTATATTTGTTTGCGGTCTTTGAGTTCCATCTGAAAATGCAGATATTATTCCACCTCCTATAACTTTTATAATATTATAATATTGAAGGGTATAAGTAATACGTATCTTAGTATCTTTTATGTCAACTTTTATAATAGGAGTAATACTCACCTTGTATCGGCTCATTCCTCCTAAGTGTTCGGATATACCATCCACAAACCCTTCTCCAATTATAGTTCCTAATTCCTTATCATTTAATTTTATTACAGAATTTGCGTCATTAAATGTTGCAGTAAACCAATAATTCAGAATTACATATAATTGTTCTTTTGTGGCTTTTCCACAATCTACTATTTGTGTATAGGTTAAAGAATTGTTTTTATCAAGAGTTAATTGAGATGAGAGCGTTTCTGCTGCTTCAACCCAACTATCCCCATATTTCTCCTTTGCATATTTTTCCAATTCCTCAGCCCTCATAACTTGGGAACTCATAGATATACAATAACACAACACAGTTAATAGCAATAAAATCTTTTTCATACAAATATCTATTTTTAAAGTTTTGTTTGCAAAGTAATTCCTAATAAATCATTTTGACAATATTTTTAACGGAAATCTTTGTAATTTAGACTGGCTATAAATAGCTTATCACTTTTTTTTCCCAAATAGTTCAGAGTGGCTTCCAAGTTTAAGAAGCTCAATCCCCGTCTGTATCAAAAGATAATTATGCTTTATATGGTGTCCCATTTTCATAAAGAAATTCAGGGGCAATGTCCGCACCGTTTGCCCAAAATACTGTACCGTCAACCCCGTAACGCTCAAACTCGCTTTCATCTTTCAGTTCCTCGAAAGCCGGATATTTCAGGAGTGGCGTTA